AGACAACATTAACGTTGAACCTAAGAAAGTATAATACTTTTTTAAACTGAGGAATATCAATGGCTAATAAGTTATACGAATACATGAGTCCAGAGCAATCTAGAGTCCAAATTTTGGAATCTAAAGATGGCAAGGATTTATTTATGCAAGGTCTATTCATCCAAGGCGACGTAAAAAATCAAAATGGAAGAGTATATCCTAAAGACGAGATAGCAAAGGCTTGTGATAGTGTAAAAGAACGCCTTGGAAAAGGCGAAACTGTGATGGGTGAGTTAGATCACCCTGAAGAGTTACAAATAAATTTAGACCGTGTAAGTCATATCATTACAGATTTGTATTGTGAAGGTTCGGACGGTTTGGGCAAACTTAAAATTATAGAAACACCAATGGGCAATATTGCAAGAGCATTATTGAAGGCAGGAGCAAAACTGGGTGTTAGTAGTAGAGGTTCAGGAAACGTGAACGATAACGGAAACGTTTCAGACTTCGACATAGTAACAGTGGACATTGTGGCACAACCTAGTGCACCAGACGCCTACCCAAAGACTATATATGAGAGTTTATTTAATATGCAAGGCGGTTCACAGATGTTTGATACTGCTAGAGCATTAACACATGATAAAAGTGCAGAAAAACACTTGATGAAAGCAATCACTGGTTTCATCAACGATTTAAAAATATAAGTAGGAGACTACTATGACAGTGAATTTTACAGAACTACTTGAGAATGCAGAGTTAACGGAAGACGTTAAATCAGCTCTTCAAGAAGCATGGGAAGGTAAGATTTCTGAAGCAAGAGAAGAGCTTACAGCGGAACTTAGAGAAGAGTTTGCACAGCGATACGATCATGACAAGAGTCAGATTGTAGAAGCAGTTGATAAATTTATTTCTGAAAAAGTTGAAGCAGAAATTTCTCAAATTGCAGAAGAAAAACAGTCCCTTGCAAACGACAGAGTAAAATACACGAAAGCAATTAGTGAACATGCTAAAGTTTTAGACAGATTTGTAACTGAAATGGTTGCTAAAGAAGTTAAAGAACTAAGAGCAGATAGAGCAAATACTAGTGAGCATGTAGCAAAATTAGATAATTTTGTAGCAGAGCAATTAGCAACTGAACTATCAGAGTTCCACGAAGACAAAAAATCTTTAGTAGAACAAAAAGTCAAAATGGTTAAAGAAGGCAAGAAGCAATTAGCAGAAGCCAAAATTGATTTCATTAAGAAGGCGGCAAACAAGGTCGAAGGCGTTGTTAATTCCGTAATGACTAATGAAGTTAAATCTTTCCGTGATGATATTACTAATGCACGTGAAAACGACTTTGGTCGTAGAATTTTTGAAGCATTTGCGAACGAATATGGTACTAGTTACTTAAACGAAGCAAAAGAAATCAAGAAGATACAAAAACAAATTACTGAAATGGAAACAAAACTTAACGAATCAACGCAAGTAATTGCTGAGAGAGAAGAAGCAACTAAATTAGTTGAGTCTAAGTTAAGGATTGCAGAAGACAAAATGACCCGTAAGGATACATTAAACAGTCTAATGGCACCACTAGGTAAAGAGAAGAAAGAATTGATGTCAGATTTACTTGAAAGTGTAAAAACAGACAAACTGGAAGAGTCCTTTAATAAGTACTTACCTTCAGTATTGGATGGAGAAGCACCAAGAGTTAAGAAGACATTATCAGAATCCGTTGTCAGTGAGCACACTGGCGATAAGGCAGTTGTTATAACAGCAGATGCCAACGATAAAGCGGATGATATAGTAGAAATTGATATGATCCGCAAATTGGCCGGACTTTCAAAATAATTAGGAGTTATTAAAATGGCAAACTTATTTGAAAGCAACTGGTCTGCAACTAAAGACGCATTACTAGAAGGTTTATCTGGAAACAGAAAAAACAGTCTAGACGTTGTCCTCGAAAATACAAAGAGACATTTGTCCGAGGCCGCAACAGCAGGTGCCACAGGTGCAGGTTCAGTAGCGACATTAAACAAGGTTATGTTACCACTAATTAGAAGGGTTATGCCTTCTGTTATTGCTAACGAACTAGTAGGTGTTCAACCTATGACTGGTCCAGTAGGGCAAATCCACACACTAAGAGTTAGATATTCTGAAACTGGTGGTGGAGCAACAGCAGGTGACGAGGCTTTAAGTCCGTTTAAACTTGCTAGTACTTATGCAGGTTCTCCTGACGCTACAGCGGCGGCAGAAGGAAGTGCAGGTAGAAAAATGAGCATACAGATCTTAAAAGAAACTGTCGAAGCGAAAACCAGAAGGTTATCAGCAAGATGGACTTTTGAGGCGGCTCAAGATGCAGAATCAATGCACGGCGTAGACGTCGAAGCAGAAATTATGCAGGCTTTAGCACAAGAGATCGTAGTTGAAATCGACCAAGAAATTATCGGTTCACTAAGAACTCTAGCAGGTGCTGGAACAACTTTAAACTTTGCTTCACTAAGTGGAACAAGTATTTATGTTGGTGACAGACACGCGGCTTTGGCTATTGAGATCAACAGAGCGGCTAACAGAATCGCGGCTAGAACAAGACGTGGTGCTGGTAACTATGTTGTTGTATCTCCAGAAGCATTGACAATCTTACAAAGTGCGTCAACTTCAACTTTTGCAAGAACAACTGA